TTGTAGGGATAGATTCACAAATAAGTCACGAAATATATCGCTCAGGATATGCACACAAAAACACTTGTTATCTAGGATACTGGACACCTGTGCCAGTATTTGTTGCAAAAGAAATGATGAAAACTATGGCAGATAAAACTGACATTGTTTGGAATAATAGTGAAGAAGCAGTTTATCATGGTGCTGATGGAGTGCTAACGCTTACAGTAGGACATAACTTAGGCATGACCTATATTACTGGAGTAACTGATGGTGATAAAGTAAAAGACATAGAACCAGATATAGATGGTTTTTTATATGTGTCTGGTACTAGAAGTATCTATCTTGCTTGTGAGTTAGGTGCTAAAGAAGTTTATATCATTGGTCATGATTTATATAGTTTAGATAATAATATAAACAACGTCTATGCAGGAACAAAAGGATATTCTGAAGAACATTCTATGGCATTTAGTCCTGATAATTCAGATGAAACATTTAACTGGATTCTGCAACATAAAAATACATTCAATAAATTTAAAGATGTCAAATTTTACAAAGTAAATTCAAATGTTATTGGCACATCAACAATAGATTGTGAAATAGGTGAGTGGAAAGATTGTGATAATCTTACTTATATTACACAAAAAGAATTGGTTAATGGCCTTGACAAAACAACAGAAAGGTGATATAATACCATATGAGTAAAAATTTTTATGAGATGCATGGTCATCAAAAAACACCAAACGATTACAAGACAGGCAGAAATAGTGGAACTATATTCCACACCATGTGGTCTAGTCTTGATGATAAAGGCGTAAAGAAAGCAAAAACAGCTTGTGCAAAAAATTGTAAAGGTGCATGGAGTGTAGGTAAGTTTCCAAAATATGAATCAGTCACTTTTCGTTTTTTTGATGATGAAGATATACAATGGTGGACATATTATTTAATTGAAATTAATCACACTATATAACAATAGGATTTTATTATGACGTTAGAAGAGTTACAACAACAAGTAGATAGAGATTTTAAGTTAGACGATACAGAATTAGATTCTGAGTCGATTAAGATACCTTTATTGCACAATAAGTATCTACAACACTTTAATAAGTTTTCTTTATTGCTCAAGAAAGCAGAGTATGATTATAACACTTTAAGAAGACATAAGTGGGAATATTATACAGGCAAATCAGACCCTTCAGTTTATGCAGAAAAACCATTTGATTTAAAAGTATTAAAAGCAGATGTACACATTTATATGGATTCAGATGATGAATTACAGAGAGCAGACCAAAAGGCCGCATATCTAAAACAAGTCGTTACATATCTTGAACAAGTTTTAAGAAGTATAAACAACAGAACATTTTTAATTAAAAACGCAATCGAGTGGAAGAAATTCACAAGTGGTGCAATATAAATGAAAGTATGTTAGATGTTAGGTTGTATTGGATTTACTCATAAAAAAAGAAGTTGGATATGGCATATGATAATTGTAAGAGGAAAACATTGTTATTGGATTCCTTTAATATATCCTTTATATTATATTATGTATTTTTTATATAAAAGAAGTACAGAAAAGAGATTGAAAAATTATGGAACATCAAAAAATATTCGCAACTAATATATTCTTATTAGATGACTTTATGCCTAGAACTAGTGAGATGAAAAGTTACATTCATAGTTTATGGAAAGAAAGAAATTATGATACTAACTGGCAAACAAAGTCAGCAGATTTACATACTAAACAAGAGTTTAAAAACTTTTCAGATTTAATTATAACAACTGGTAAAGAAATATGTGTTACTCTAGGTTATGATGTAAAAGATTTAATCATTACAGATATGTGGGCAAATGTTTTAAAACAAAATGAACATCACCCTGCTCACACACATTCAAATAATTTTTTAAGTGGTACTTATTATCTACAATCAGACCAAGGTGCAAGTATAGTTTTTCATGACCCAAGACCTGCGGCTGATGTTATCGTACCTAGAAAAAAAGAAACAAATACTTTAAATGCTAGTATATTAAGTTATGCATCAAAAACAAATAGAGCAATATTTTTTCCTTCGTGGTTGCCACATTGGGTGCAACAAAACAATTCAAAAAATTATCGTATAAGTATAGCCTGGAATATGCAAGTAAAAGGTCAAGTAGGAGAACATCATGAGTTCCAGTCAGCCAATCTCTAAAGACAAACTTTATAATTACATATATTATTATCCACATGTATTAGACCCAGCGTCTTGTAATAGTATAATACAACATTATAATAAAGATACATTTAATAGTTGGCAAACTTCTACGTTCTCAAATGCATACAAAAATTTAGGCACATCTAAAGTTGATATGAAAGAGTTTTGGATTACACCGAAACATCAAGACTATTATATTATACAAAAAGGTTTTAAGATAGCTGTAAACGATTATGTATCAATACACAATAGAATTAAAATACAAGAATACACAAACTTTAGAATTAACTGTTATGACACAGGTGGTTTTATGAAAGAACATATAGATAATATACATCATAGTCATGGTCAAAAACAAGGTTATCCACATCTAACATCTTTAATATTTTTAAATGATGATTATGAAGGTGGTGAGTTTGTATTATGTGGTGAACCTATAGAAAAGAAAACAGGTTCAGCAATTGTTTTTCCGTCAAACTTTATGTTTCCACATGAAGTTAAAAAAGTAATTAGTGGTGATAGATATAGTGTAATGACATGGATACTTTAATACTCGAAAAGAAAAATGAAGTCTATATAACAGTTGACTGTGACCCTAGCATTCAGCGAGAAATATCAGAGTTCTTTACATTTTATGTGCCAGGTTATAAGTTTATGCCTGCGTTTCGTAATCGTATGTGGGATGGTAAGATACGATTATTTTCACAAAAAACAAAAGAGATATACTTTGGATTATATCCATATATTAGAGCCTTTGCAGAAGAAAGAGGATATAAAATTGTAGCAGGAAAAGATGTTGAAGTTAATAATAAAGTAGATAGAGATATTGTTACTAAATTTTCTAATAGTCTAGGTCAAAAGTTTGAGGCTAGAGATTATCAGATAGACGCAATATATCATAGTTTAAAGTTCAATAGGGCGTTACTGTTGAGTCCTACAGCATCAGGTAAGTCATTCATCATCTATGCATTAATACGTTACTACTCGCACCTAATTAAAGATAAACCTAACAATCGAATATTATTAATTGTGCCAACAACCTCATTAGTTGAACAGATGTATTCTGATTTTCAATCATATGGTTGGAATGTAAAGAAAAATTGTCATAGATTGTATAGTGGTTATTCCAATCAAACAGATAAAAAGGTCTTGATATCTACATGGCAATCACTATATAAGCTACCAAAGAAATACTTTGAACAGTTTGGTTGTGTCTTTGGTGATGAAGCACATTTATTTAAATCTAAATCACTTACAGAGATTATGTCAAAACTTGAAGATTGTAAATATCGTATCGGTCTTACTGGTACACTAGATGGTGCTCTGACACATAAATTAGTATTAGAAGGATTATTTGGTGCTGTTAATAAAGTTACATCTACAAGAAAACTAATGGACAAACAACAATTGTCTAACTTAGTTGTTCGTTGTTTAATTTTAAAACACACAGATGAAAACTGTAAAATGGTTGCAAGTGGTAAATATCAAGACGAAATAGACTATCTAGTAAGTAGTGTATCAAGACAAAACTTTATTCGTAATCTAGCACTTAAATTAAAAGGCAACACTTTAGTTTTATTTCAGTTAGTAGAAAAACATGGTAAGAATTTACATGAGATAATAAAAAAGAAAGCTGATAGTAACCGAAAAGTTTTTTATATTTTTGGTGGTGTTGAAGCAGACGAAAGAGAGGCAATAAGAGGAATAGTAGAGAAAGAAAAAGATGCCATTATAGTTGCAAGTTATGGAACATTTAGTACTGGTGTTAATATTAAAAATCTACATAATATTATATTTGCAAGTCCTTCGAAAAGTAGAATCAGGAACTTACAAAGTATAGGTCGTGGTTTAAGACTAGGCGATAACAAAGTGAACGCCACATTATATGATATAGCAGATAACTTAACTTATAAATCAAAAGAAAACTTTACACTTAAACATTTTCAAGAGAGAATAAACATCTACACAGAAGAAGAATTTGATTACGAGATGCATAATATCGACTTGAAAGAAAGAGATAAATAGTTATATGGATGAAATATTAGAAAAGGCCCCAAACGATTTAACAGACTATAGGCTAGTCAGACTAACAGACGGCAGTATATTGGTTGGAAGTATATCGTTAGATAATGATTTTCTAAGGATACAAAACCCCTTACAACTAGTTACAACGTCAAGAATGACTGCAGCTGGTCTTAAAGATGATAACACTTTATCACCTTGGGTACCATTTACAAATGATAAAATGTTTGTTATTCCAAAAGATAAGGTAATGGTTATTTCAAGAGCTGCAAAAGAATTAGCAAACTATTACGAAGTGATATTGTCTAAGTTACAAAATACTAAAATTAAAACAGCCTACTCTCCTCAAGAAATAGAAAAGATGTTAGAGATGGCTGATGTTTTAGATAGAGAATTAAAAGAACAAGAAGAGTTAGAAGAAGCAGAATCGGAATATGAAGACCTTGATAGTAAGACTATACATTAAGCTATAGCTTCTCATTCAAGCAGCGACATAGTCGATTATACACAGATTCCTGAAAGTGTCAAGCACATATCAAGGAATAAATTTAATTTAACTAATTTAGTGAAAGGGCTTGCATTGAACTATAAAATGTAGTATAATAATCTCATGAAAAAAGAAGAACCTAAAAAAGAAGTAAAACTAAAACCAAGAGAAAAACCTCATTATGTAAATAATGCTCAGTTTCTAGAAGCAATGATAGATTATAGAGATAGATGTGAGGAGGCCGAAAAGCAAGGTAAAGAAAAACCGCCAGTAACAAACTATATTGGCGAATGTTTTTTAAAGATTGCTAATCACCTATCTTACAGACCAAACTTTATCAATTACACTTATAGAGATGATATGATTAGTGATGGTATTGAGAACTGTTTACAATATATGTACAACTTTAATCCAGATAAAAGTAAAAACCCATTTGCATACTTTACACAAATAATTTATTATGCATTTATTAGAAGAATACAGAAAGAGAAGAAACAATCATTAATAAAAAATAAATTAATTTCTAATGTGGGTGTTGAACAGATGATGGACCAAATGGTTGGTGATGAGACTCAGTATCAAAGTCAGATGTTAGACTATCTACAAAAAAATCTAAAAGAAGAAGACTTAAAAGACTAATATGAAAATAGCATTATTGAATGACACCCACTTTGGTGCCAGGAATGATAGTAATATATTTGACGAATACTTTTATAAGTTTTATGATAATATATTCTTTCCTTATTTGAAAGAAAACAATATTAAAACACTTATTCATTTAGGTGATATTGTTGATAGGCGAAAGTTTATTAATTACAAGATTGCTCATAATTTTAAACATAAGTTCATGGATAGATTATGGCAAGATAAAATTGATACACATATCATTATAGGTAACCATGATATCTATTATCGAAATACAAACAAAGTAAATGCTGTTAAGTCATTATGCACAGCACCTGATGGCGAGAACGAACCATTTATATATGAAGACCCTAAAGTTGTAGATTTTGATGGTTTAAATATTTTGATGATGCCTTGGATTAATCCTGAAAATGAATCCCATTGTTTAGAAATGTTAAACACAGCAAATGCTGATATTTGTATGGGTCACTTTGACCTAAATGGTTTTAGAATGATGGATGCTATGGTACAAAAACACGGATACGATAAATCAATTGTATCTAGATTTGAAAAAACTTATAGTGGTCACTTTCACCATAAAAATGATGATGGTCAAGTTTTCTATCTAGGCAGTCAATATGAAATGACATGGTCAGATTACAACAATCAAAAAGGTTTTCATGTGTTTGATACTGAAACAAGAGAGATTGAGTTTGTAAAGAATCCACATACAATATTTAAAAAACTTGTGTATGATGACACCGATAAAAATTATGATAAGTTTGATATAACAGACTACAATCAAAAGTTTGTTAAATTAGTAGTAGCAAACAAAAGAGACCACCAAATGTTTGACAGACTACTTGATAGATTATACAATGAGATTAGTGTACATGAATTAAAGATAATAGAAGACTACTCTGATTTAAGTCATACAAATGTAAGTGATGACGTAGCAGAAGGTTCAGAAGATACAATCACACTTGTTAATGATTATGTAGACCAATTGCCTGTCGACCTAGACAAAGACAAATTAAAAATTATGATTAAAGAGATGTATATTGAAGCACAAGACACGGAGGTCAAGGATTGATATTATTTAAAAAAGTAAGATATAAAAACTTTTTAAGTACAGGAAATCAGTTTATAGAAATAGATTTAGATAAATCAAACACAACACTAGTTGTAGGTGAAAACGGTGCAGGTAAATCTACAATGTTAGACGCCTTATGTTTTGGTTTGTTTCAAAGAGCATTTCGTGGTATTAAGAAAGACCAGTTAGTTAATTCTATCAACGAAAAAGATTGTGTTGTTGAAGTTGAATTTACAGTAGGTCAAAAAAACTATAAGATTATAAGAGGTATCAAACCAAATAAATTTGAGATATGGTGTAATGGTAATATGTTAAATCAAGATGCCGCTCAAAGAGATTATCAGAAACATCTAGAACAACAAATACTAAAACTAAACTTTAGGTCATTCACTCAAGTTGTGATACTAGGTAATGCTTCGTTTGTACCATTTATGCAATTAAGAGCAAGACATAGACGACAAGTAGTAGAAGAAATACTAGACATTGAAATATTTTCTAAAATGAATTTATTGTTGAGAGAGAAACAAAAGAATCAAGATGAATTAATTAAACAAACAGATTTTAATTTTCAGTTAGTTGATAATAAGATTGACGACAAAAGAAAATATATTGATGATATTAGTAACCGTAGTAAAGATTTAGCGGATTCTAAAAAAGCAGATTTAGATAAATCTATGACCGATATATCTAATTATGAAGAAGACATAAAACGAGTTAGAACAGATATTGCTAAATTACAAAAACTAGTATTAGATTCAACAAAGATAACTGCTAAACATAATAAACTTCATAGTATGGAAGCAAAGTTAGAAAATACTTGTAACAAACATAAAAAAGATTTAACTTTCTTTGAGTCACATGATGATTGTCCTACTTGTCAACAATCAATTAACGCTGTATTTAAAACCACAATGATTAACAAGAAGGCAGAAAAAGTACAAGAGTTAGAAATTGCGCTTGGTCAAATAGATAAAGAAATTAAAACAAGTCAAATGAAACTAGATACTATTAATAAGACAATGGTATCAATCAGAGAAAAAGAGTTATTGATTAATCGTTATGAAACATCTATAGAAGAAATAAAAAAACAAACAACTAAATTAGAACAAGAGATAGCAGAATTACAAGATGAAAAGGTATCTACTGCCGAACAAACTGGTGAGTTAAATCAGTTAGTCACTCAATCTTCTCAATTAGAAAAAGATAAGATAGACCAGAAAAGAGAAATGCTTTATATAGATACTGCTAGACATCTTATGCAAGACTCAGGTATCAAAACTAAAATTATAAAACAATATCTACCAATCATGAATCAATTAATTAACAAGAATTTAGCAAGTATGGATTTCTTTGTTAATTTTAGTCTAGATGAAGAATTTAACGAGACAATAAAATCTAGACATAGAGACGAGTTTAACTATCACTCATTTAGTGAGGGTGAAAAGTTAAGAATAGATTTGGCAATACTATTCACATGGCGAGAAATTGCTAAACTTAAAAATTCTACAAATACAAATCTACTTATACTAGATGAAATATTTGATAGTTCACTAGACAGCTCAGGCACAGACGAGTTTATGCGAATACTTCACTATACTTTAAAAAAAGAAAATGTATTTGTCATATCTCACAAAGGCGACACTCTTATAGATAAGTTTCCAAGAGTGATGAAGTTTGAGAAATATAAAAACTTTACAAGGATGGGAGAATAATGGCAGAAAAACTAACACCAGAAAAAATAGAAGAGGCAGCTAAATACTATGAAGATATTACAAGTGGTAAAACTCCTATTCTAGATAAAGACGAAAGTTTCAAACAAGAACAACCTAAAATTTTAGATAGTCAGGCAAGACCAATACATAAAGATATGCACGAACATCTAAAGAAAAAGGACCCTAATGCATTTCCATTAATACCACCTACTGACCCTAGACTATTAATGAAGATAGCACCATATACAGATGATATGCTAAAAGAGTTTAATATGAAAGATAGAGTAGAATTATCTAAAAAAATGTATAATAGTATGGTTAAATATGGGGGTATAGGTTTATCAGCAAATCAAGTAGGTTTACCATTTCGTATGTTTGTTATGGGCGGTCACCCAGAGATAGAAGATGGCAGAGTAAGAAACTGTTATAACCCAATCATCAAAGATTTAAGTGAAGAAACAATTTTAATGAAAGAAGGTTGTTTATCATTCCCATTTTTATTCTTATCAATCTCAAGACCTAAATGGGTGAACGTACAATACACAGATGATTATGGTGAGACAGTTGAAGAATATCTACATGGTATGTCAGCAAGAATATTTCAACATGAAAACGAACACATGAATGGATATGTATTTACAGATTTGGTAAGTAAACTGAAACTAGATAGAGCAAAAAAGGCACAAAAGAAGTTAGTTACACAAACTATCAAAGCACAACAACAAAGACTCAGAACTACGATTGCGAGTAAAAATGTCTAATATTAGGGGGTACTATAGTATCAGACAGCTCTTTAACGCCGCCCAGCGGGCGGCTATGAGACGGCAATTCCCACTAAAAATCAAAATTAATAGGGATATTGCAGAAAGTGTCATAGATGTCGGTAGTGGCTTCTTTTTATCAATCATCATACAGATTACAGTATTTCCTTTATTTGATTTACATCCTAGTATATTTGAGAACTTCCAAATCGCAATAATTTTTACCATAGTGTCAATGACGAGGTCAGCAATATGGCGAAGATATTTTAGAAAGAGGCAAAAATGAGAATATTTAAAAACAGAGTTGACAATTTTTTTAAATGGCTCAGAGGCACAGAGTTAGTTGAATTAAAAGATATAGATGTATCAGAGGATCCTGTAAGACCAGAGTTAGATTTACATTGGCGTTTATCTAATGATAGAAAAATCTATGGTTTAAAATATAAAGAAGATGTCGAGGCAATTGTTTGTGTTGCATATACTAATGAAGTTCCGACTACAGTTAAAGAATTAGATTACATGAGTCAGGCTGCAAAACAATCTGGAACAGTTGCTGTTGCATATACAGTATGGTCTAGAAAAAGAGGTGCAGGTAGAAAAATTATTAGTAAGTTATTGGAGTATATAAAAGAAAAAACACACATAACTCAATTAGTAACTTTATCACCACTAACACCTATGGCCACACATTTTCATATAAAGAATGGTGCTAAGTTAATTAATATAAACTCTACAACACAAAACTTTGAGTATAAAATAAATGACTAAAATAACAAGACCTGTAATAAAAGAATTATCAATAGAAACATACAATGACATTTCAATACTTAATAGTGTGGCTGCAAATCTCGATGGTATGAACTTTAAGAACGTAAAAACAAAATATGCAAAAGGTGGTTGGGACGCTGTATCTTTACACGGATATGGTAATCACCCTTTAGATATATTAAAACCTGGTGTACTAAAAAGTTCAGTAGACATAGATACTAAATTACAATGGACTACACTATCAGTAATTACAACAATGAAACCTATATTAGATATGCTTAAAAAACTGCCATGTGAGTTTGAGAGAGTTAGATTTATGAGATTACAGGCAGGTAAAGTTATTGGTAAACATACAGACAAGATAGACAAAGATATTGGTTTTGATGATGGTGATATAATCAGAATACATATGCCAATTAGAACAAATGACAATGTAGTATTTACTTTATATGAAAATACAAAAGACAAAGAAGGCACAGAACACATTTTAAAATCTGGACATTATTACTATACAGATGTTACAAAGGCTCATGCTGTTCGAAATACTAGTGACGTTGATAGAATACATCTAGTTGCCGATTGCTACTCTAATGAAAAGATGAGAGCTTTACTTTCTTGATAAACTATGTTAGAATATAAATTATGAATCATGCTAAAGAAATAGACTTTGAATCGGTAAAAGAAATCTTTTATCAACACAAGACGTGGTTTCCACATATTCGTACAGATTATATGAAACGCATGATTGCAAAAGAAAATTTAATATTTGATAATGATGTAGTGATTACATATAATTTTTATAAAAGAAAACAAAGAATAGGTGATGTGGTTGCTCAACAAGGTGATTGTATACTACATCAAATAGCAGCTAAACATAAAAATGGTTCAGCAAGTCAGGCACTACAAAAGTTCTTTGAGTTTGTAAAACCAAGACGAGTATTTTTGAGTGTTCGTAGTGATAACGAAATAGCAAAGAAATTTTATATAAAGAATAATATGAAACTAGTGGGCAAAACAACATGGGCAAAAGGTACACTACCAGGAGAGGTTTACTTATATGACAGATAATATTCAACAAGTACATGATGAATGGAAACAAAGAGGTTTTCCTTACTACCCTACAAGTAAAGAATGGCGTAATGATATATTTAATAGTCTAGTAAACTTTAGACGAGATACACTTATTGATAGAAAGAATAAAATTATAGGTCAATCAGCACACGGTCTTAATCTTGCATGGTCATATATGGAACACGCATGGGGTATAAAATGTGGTAAGATGAAAACACCTATGGAAATATGGGAAGATGAAGAACATCTTAAAAAAGGATTAAATAAAATACTATCAGGTACATTCTTTCAAAAGAAAGCTGCTCACATGATTACAGATTCAGATATGCGTTCTATGTTAAGAAGATATAGTGGCACTCAAATGGTTTCTAATTTTAGACCTACTGCAGCCGCAGCCTTATATGATGTATTTGTAGATAAAGATAGTCCACTAGAAGGTACAGTTGCAGGTACAGTATGGGATCCAAGTATGGGTTATGGTGGTCGATTACTCGGTGCGATTGCAGCTGGGGTAAACTATATCGGTACTGACCCTTGTATTCCTACTTACAAAGGGTTATCAGAAATTTGTAAAACTTTTGGTAACTCACACAATAACTATTATCTTCATAGACAAGGTAGTGAAACATTTATACCAGAAGATGAAAGTCTAGATTTCGTATTTACAAGTCCACCTTACTTTGGTTGGGAAGCGTATGGTGATGAACCAGAACAATCGAGTATTAAGTTTGATACGTCTGAAATCTGGAAAGAGAAGTTTCTAAAACAGACTATTGCCAACGCATATAAAGGTCTTAAAACTGGCAAGTATCTTGCACTCAATGTCGCAAATACTAAACAATATAAGACATTCGAAGAAGATACAGTATCACTTGCAAAATCAGTAGGTTTCGAACATACAGATACATGGTGGTTGTCTCTGAGTACTCAACAAGGGGGCTCTGCCGTATCTACACTAGATGGTGATACTAAAGAAACTAAACAAAAACAACAATATATGGGCGAATATCAGAGACCTAACGTCTCAGGTCGCAAATTTGAACCCACTTTTATCTTCAAAAAGTAGTCAAAATCTCTAAACCCTTGAAAAACAAGGGGAAATTATTCCACAAAAAGTACCAAAAAACGCTTGACATACATGCCCAACTCATGTAGCTTAATAGTATGTTACAGAGAAACGGAAATATTGCGAGTAAAAAAAGTTCCAAAAAAGATGGAATAATGCTTGACATATATGCCAAAGTCTAGTAGCATATACTTATATTATGAAAAAAAGTGAGAATACATTGAAAAAAACAAATATCAATAATAATGCAAAATCGTATCTTGCAAAGTTACTTGCTACTGAAAACATATCAGTAGAACACAAAAAAGTAAAGACTGCTTATTTTGATGTAAAATCTAGATTACTTGTCTTACCTATCTGGAAAGATATGAATGAAGACATTACAGATTTATTAATTGCACACGAAGTCGGTCATGCATTATTTACTCCACAAGACGGTTGGCAAAATGCTGTTGTAGAAAGAAATATACCAAAGTCATTTTGTAATGTTATCGAAGATGCAAGAATAGAAAAATTAATCAAAAGAAAATATCCTGGTTTATCACAATCATTTATTAGAGGTTATAGAGACCTTATTAATAATGATTTCTTTGGTACTAAAGATGTAGTCCTTGATGATATGCTTCTTATTGATAGATTAAATATTCATTTTAAATCTTCTCATGTAGAAAGTCCTGTTACATTCAAAGATGCTTATGAAAAAGATGTAGTTTCTAGAATGGAAAAGTTAGAGACTTTTGAAGATGTGATTGAACTCGCAGACGAGTTATCAAAATATTGCAAAGAAGAACAGGAAGAAAAAGATAAAGAAGAAGAACAGCAAATGCAAATGAATTCTTTTGATGACCATGATGACGGTGATTCTGATTATGATGATTCCGAAGATTATGATAATGAAGATTCAGAAGAAGAAGAGACAGACGATAATGGTGCAATGGGTACTAACAATGATTCTGACAAAGATGATGAAGAGATAGATTCTAAAGAAGAACCTGTTATGCCTTCTTCTGGTCAACAATCAGATAAAGAATTACATGCTGAACCTGCTAAACCAGTTGAACCATTTGAAGAAGTTTCTGCTGAGACAGACCAGTCTTGGGAAGATAACAAAGTACAATTACTAGACCCTAAATCTAAAAACAATGAGTACATCAATATTCACAATTACAAAAATGTTAATGATTATATTGTTGACTATAAAACTGTATTAAAAGATTTTGACGAAGTATACAAAAAACCTTATCTAAGTGGTAATGAAGATAAATTTCAACAAAGGTCTATAACTAAACTAATTTCTAGATACAGACAATTTAATAAAGACCAGTCTAAAAAAGTTTCATACATGGTAAAAGAATATGAAATGAAAAAGGCTGCTTCTGCTTATTCTAGAACTAAACAAGATAAGTCTGGTGTTATCGACCCACTTAAATTACATAGTTACAAATATAATGATGATATCTTTAAGAGAATGGCAATCACACCTGATGGTAAAAATCATGGTATGATGATGTTTATTGACTGGTCAGGTAGTATGGCTGATAAAATATCTCCTACTGTTCACCAGTTAATGAATTTAACAATGTTTTGTCAAAAAGTAAATATACCTTTTGAAGTTTATGCTTTCAGTAATGATAGTTCTCATAGTGCTTGGGATAGAAATGCTAAACATATTACTCCAAAAGATAAATCATGGCCTAAGTATGAAGAGGGTTCTGTAACAGTTGACGAAAGATTGAAACTTTTAAACTTTGTGTCTTCTAGAATGAACGCTAAAGAATATGAAAAAGGTATGATTAATTTATTCTTACTTGCTGAGAAATATGACAATTCAATGTTTTTCTCTAGAAGAAAATGGCACAATATGGACGATGCTGAATATGACAAGTATTCTGAATTAAGAAGTTATCTAAGTAACTTGCCTTTACCACCAGAAGGTTATGGGTTATGTTCAACACCTCTTAATGATTGTATTATGGCTTCAATGCCAATGGTTAATGCTTTCAGAAAAAAATATGCTATTGATAAAATGAATACAATCTTTTTAACTGATGGTTGTTCTGATGGTAACGATAGATATGTTATGTTTAATCCTAGTCAAGATGTAATTGATAGTAGATATCTGAGTAAACAACCAGGCGGTTATTATATAACTTCTACTGGATATGATAATCAATTAGTGTTAAGAGATACTAAAACTAAAAAAGAATATTATATTGATAGACAAAGAGATATGACAGACCAATTACTTGACGCTTTAAGAGTAAGAACTGGTACTAAAGTATTAGGTTTCTATATTTCAAGTGGTAAAACTATTGATAGATATACAATTGACAAATACTTTCCTTCATATACATATGATAAAAACGTAAAAGTATATGATAGAAAAAAAGTTAATCAAGAGTATAGAAAAAATAAATGTTTAGTAGTAAAACATAATACTGCTTATGATGAATTTTATCTCCTTGCTGGGGGTAATCTGCAAGTATCGGATGGTCAAATGGCGACACCATCTGAGAATGCTAAAAAGAGTGAAATAAAAAAACTATTCACTTCTACTTTAAAACAAAATAAAGATAGTAGAGTTGTGTTGAATAAATTTATTTCTCAAGTCGCTTAAAATTTGTATTAATTGAAAAGGAATATATAATGGAAAATACATCTAAAGTTACACTAAAACCAGCTCAAGAAGCATTTGTTAGAACGGCTAATGCTCAGGGCTTTACTTCTGAGATTACTAGAAAAGATATTATATCGCTTCAGACTAAACTCGGTATCACTAAACCTGCTTGGTTGATGAAAAATCAATCATACAGATTGGGCAGAGGCAGTTATGCTTTACCTTCGATAGGGCAAGTTGCTGAAGTTGCTGATACATCATCTGAGATGCCACAAATTGGGGCTGTTTCTGATAGTGAGTAATCAAAAAACGTCAATATGGGGGCAAAAACCCCCATATTTGTTATATTGTTGTAAAAATACAACACATTTATTTGGAATAATTTGGAATAAATGGGAATAATGCTTGACATACTATGCAAAGTTCGATATAATATATGTATATTATGAAAAAAACAAAGGTGAATTATGACTACATTAAATAATGAACAGTTAAAACAAGTTGAATTGTTATATAAACATTACAAGAAAACTGATTTAACTAGAAGTGAAATTAACGATTTTATCAAGATTGGTAATATCAAAAATCCAAGTTGGTTAAAACAAGACCAATTCAAAGTTTCTAGAGGAGTTTATGCTCTTCCTATTGACGGTGATATCTCCCCTAAAGTTAAAGAAGATATCATTGCAGAATTACCTAAAACTGAAACCGCACCTGTTAATGAGACAGTTAATCAGGCTGCGTTTATTGTTTCAAGTCTAACTGGTAATATTGTTCCTGATACGGACCCTGTGTTCGTGCC